TGATGATGTGAAAGAAGATGCTATTTGCAAACCACAGGGTCAATATGGTATAATGAAACTAGCAGGTGAATGGCTGGTTCGTGATTATTCTCGCAGAACTAATCTTGTACACACTATCATTCGCCCGAGTGCAGTATACGGACCGTTAGATGTTGAAGATAGGGTTATTAGTAAATTCTTACTTACTGCTATGCGCGGTGGAGTATTGAAAATCAACGGTGAGAAAGAGACACTAGACTTTACCTATGTAGATGATGCTGCTGATGGAATTGTTGCTGCGGCATTAAGTAACAATACAGAAAACAAAACATACAATATTACAAAGAGTCATAGTGTTACCTTACTTAAGGCTGCACAGATGGCATTGAGTTTAGCAGGTGGAGGTCAGTTAGAAGTTAGAAGCAAGGATGCTGATTTCCCAAGTCGTGGTGCATTGAATATTGATGCTGCTAGACAAGATTTTGGATATGATCCTAAAATTGATGTAGAAGAAGGGTTTCAAAACTACTACAATTGGCTAATTGATGATATGTATTTCAATAAAGATAAATATCTAAATGTTGATAATATCATTCTTACCTAACTGGGTATTTCATCTATTGCTTACAGCCGGTATATTGGGTACAATAGCCGGCTTTGTTTTGGGCATGATTCCTTTAATACAAAAGTACATATTCCCTATAAGAATTATTAGTATATTATTATTATCGTTTTCGTTGTATATAGAAGGTGGTTTGTCTAATGAAGAATCTTGGCAGTTAAAAGTTAAAGAGGTAGAAGCTAAACTAGCACAAAAAGAAGTGCAAAGCCAAGCAGAAACTGTAAAAATTGTAGAAAAAGTAGTTACTAAGATAGCATATATAAAGACCAAAGGTCAAGATATTATCAGGTATCTTGACAAAGAAGTAGTAAAAGACAATGAGGTTATCAAATATATTGAAAACTGCCCTGCCATACCTCAAGTTATACTTAAATCAGTAAACGAAGCAGCAACTATCCCGCATCAAGCAACAAAATGAAATATTTAATTATACTATTTACTGTTTTATTAGCATCTTGCAGTACTCCTGTGCCGTTAACCCCTAAATTTCCAGAGGCCCCTGCTACTTTATTAGAGGGTTGCCCCAAACAATTAGAGAAAATTGAAGGAGATTCCGTCACAATAGTTGATTTTACTAAAAGTGTAGTTAAAAATTATGCCACTTACCATGAATGTGCTGCTAAGTATGCCGGTTGGATTGAGTGGTATCAGATTCAAAAAAAGCTATGGGATGAATCTAACTAATCCATAAATAGTGATAAATACACTATAGTTTAGGATTTAGACATGACTCAAGAAATAATCAATATAGGCACGCAACCCAATGATGGGGAAGGTGATCCGTTACGCACAGCCTTTGCAAAGATTAACAATAATTTTACACAGTTATTCAGTACTGGGTTTTTCACTTCAAATGCATATTCTACTGGAGATACTGCTGGACAAGTTATATTTACAACCCCAATTGAAACTTTTACACAGGGCATTATTCAGATTAATTCTAATGATACCTCCTCAACCGACACTGAAAACATTACATTAAATGTATCTGTAGTTAACGACGGCAGTGATTTAACATGGATTGGACACAGTACATTATTTTTTGGTAATGTTTTAACTGGTTATGACATGGATATTTTTGAATCAAATGTTCGCATACTAGTTAATCCATTGATAGACACTACAATCTTTCACTTTATATCTGCACAGATTACTTGGACAGGAGTTCCTGTTCCTGGATTGGACTTGCTTACTGACGGCTCAGTTGATCCTCTAATAGTAGACACAGAAAATAATTTCAATTTAGAAACTGAAAATCTAGTAATAATATGAGAGCAAAAGAATTTATAACAGAGCAAAGCAATTTGCCACAACGAATTGCTAATCCGTTACCATCTACTTGGGTAATACCAGAGTTACAGAATCAAAATGCATATTTACAATATAGATTCTCTATAGCATTAGCCGGCGCAAAAGCATCTCGCAATGGCGATATACCTAAATTAAATAAAGATTCAGTTTGGGGAGAAAATCAAATTGTTTCGGGATATATGAATCCAGGCATTGATAAAGATATTGATTATGCTTTAGGTGAAATGGGTCTTAGTGGCAAACAATTAGTTACCTCTGATAAGAGCGAAGAAACAAGTGATACTGGTATAGTTAGCCCAGTCAATCCTTTCAAAGGTTATCCAAAATGAGAGCAAATGAATTTGTAGCCGAGAGCAAAATGGGAAAAGTATCTGCCCATCAACAACAACCAACGGTTGGATTAAATGTGTTTTCAAAGAAAATAGACAGTTATGATAGAATATATGATTTGAATCGGTTAATGATGGCTGTAGCAAGTAGTGATGGAATAAACCCAATAGAAATGCCTGCCGAAAGTTGGGTAGGTAAACACAACACCGCACATCCTTATACCGAAGAAGAACAAAATATGCTTAAATTAGCATATGAAGCTGCTGGGTTAGCATACATAGATTTAAATAGCGGTGATTTAGACAGTGAAGAATTAAAGTCTACAAACACTCAAAGTATAGTAAAACCCTTTAAAGGGTACAAAAGAAAATAAACGGTAACATAATCCTAGAATAAGTAATTATAACAAATTACAGGATTCTTAATGATAATAGATATTAACAAAACACTAGATTTAATAAAATTAAAATTTTACAATGAATGGCTATATACCGCACATATCTATGCAGAAGGTGATAGTCAAATGCACAAGGGGTTAACTGAACAAGTTGTCAAACAATACATAGACCCATTAAATCTAAAGAAAGATAGCAAGATACTAGACTTGGGATGTGGTCCTGGTTACTTCTTAGATGAAATGAAGTCACGTGGTTACACTGATTTAACTGGTGTAACATTAAGTCCCGGAGATATTAAAATCTGTGAAGATAAGGGTCATACTATTAAAAAATATGATTTAAGTTTCATTCCGCAAAGTGAAGGTTACTACGATGAATCAGTAGATTTTATATTCTTGCGTCATGCATTAGAGCATAGCCCATATCCTATCTTTAGTTTAATGGAATATAATCGTATTCTCAAGCAGTTTGGCAAGATTTATATTGAAGTTCCGCAACCCGATTGTGATAGAAAACACGAAGAAAATCTAAATCATTACAGTATTCTAGGACAAAATCAACTAGCAGCATTGATTGTTCGTACCGGATTTAACATTGATAGATTTGAAAACTTTGAATTTGATCTTGAAGTTACTAACGCAGAATTTCCTGAAAAGTCAACCAAACTAAGAGAAAAGTTTTACTGTATCGTTGCTACTAAACAGCGACCATTAGATATCAAATAAAGCATCTTGGCTTTATTTCAGCCATGATAAATACTACAACATAAAGGTATTTCATCATGGCTTTTCCACCCCCACCGTATACAGATTTGACCGGTATTTCACGTACCGACATGAAGGACAACAATCAAGAAACCATTCAGAACTATAATGGTAATGCAAGAGCGGGGGAAATTGTTGTTGATTTGCAAACATTTGAAGTTTATGTTGCTAATGCTAATGGTAACTTGAACTTATTAAGCGGAGCAAGTAGTGGTGGATATATTCAATCAGGCGGTACATTCTACGTTGATGGTGGCCGCACTGATTACTACACCCCAACCGGTACAATAGTAGCGCCGTTCACAACTATACAAGCTGCAATTAATGCAGCAACATCAAACACTACTATTAATATAGCACCGGGCACATATAGTGAAAACATAGTGATGCGAGACTTAGATGGAATTTGTTTTAATGGTGGGTCAGAGATGAACACCACAATTACAAACGCTACAGCAGGGCACACCTTCTATTGGTATCCAGCAGCAGTCTCCGGGGCATTAGTAAATAAATTCTGTATTCAAAACATAGAACTAGTTAATGATGACTCAACTGGTACATATCATACACTACATATGGATGCTACCCGAGTAGTTTATCCTAATACATTTATTGCTGAAGAATTTGATATTGCTACTGTTGACTTTGAAGGTTCACAGACGCAAGCAAATACTACAGTTTATTTGAATAATGTCGGGGCACAAAACATGTATCACTCACAAATTTTAGGTGGTGCATTAACCGTTATCAACCCGGGGCAGTTCCGTTCTACTAGTTTGTCTATTGGTAACACTAGCGATCCACATGACTTCAATGTAACATATGATGGTAACTTACCGCGTAATGGTTTAGGTCGCAATGACATTACATTAGCAGCAGGTTCTGCCGTGTTTGGTAATGTTACATTAAACGGTCATCCAATCTATCAGGAAGATGTTGATAGCGTAGTAGTCGGCACATTAGTTGGTGCTAATCTAAGCACATTCTACGTAAGTGGACGTGACTATTGCCCAACCATCTTGGCGTATGGTCAACATGGCATTGTCGGTGGTGTAGGTGGAAACATTTCACTCACATTCCCCGATCCAAACACAAGCGGCGCAGCATTTAACTTTGTTGACTTCAGTAACGGTCACATTTTAGGTAAAGTTAATCTTGTGAAAGCAAATTTACTTCCATTATCAGCACGTGGATACGCTGTGGTTCAAGGTCAAGCACAGTTTGATACAACTGCTGCTAGTGGTATTACTGCTAACGGCTATGTTGCATTAGACTTACGTGGTGCAGGATTTAATTCATCTGTATTATCTGCTATTGGTAATGCTACTATTGACAGAAGCGTAGTAGCAATACCCAACCAAGCAGCAGTTACAGCAGGCACAACACTAACTATTAGTCCTCCGTTACCCGCAGGTGCGACATATGTTGCGACAGTAACGCCATTAACAACTGTTACAGCAACCGCAGTAAGCAACAAAAACTCTAGCAATGTTAAAGTTTATGTTGGTACAAACTGTAATGTTGATGTTGTATTGAATAGATACAGCTAATATCTTTTTATGTTTGACCCATTCAAGCAAGCTAAACTTCAAAACGGTTATTCTAAGCTCAAGGACACCACTCTCCCTGAGAAGGAAATCTCATTGGATGACTTAAAAAGATTAAGTGGGTCTGGTAAAGTTACTGGTGAATATTCATATACACCACTACATGAATTAGCGCAAAAGAAACAACAATATATGCGTGAGAATAACATCAAGCCGGGTGATCAAGCCTGGTTCAAAGTTATGTTTGCAAAAACACATCTTACCGGTGAAGACCCATTTTCTAAAAACTAGTAGTTATTGCGATAAATAAGTTATGGCAACAACTAACTCAGCACCGTCTCTTGTAAAAAATCCCTATACTAAGACGAAATTCAAAAACAATAAAGAATTACAAGACTTTATAAAGTGCTGCGATCCAGACACTGGTTATCTATACTTCATGGATAACTTCTTTATGATACAACACCCTACAAAAGGTAGTATGGTATATCATCCTTATGGGTATCAAAAACGATTAATCAATACATATCATAATTATAGATTTAGTATCAGTTTGATGCCGCGGCAATCAGGGAAATCAACAAGTGCAGCGGGTTATTTACTCTGGTATGCTATGTTTGTGCCAGACAGTACGATTCTTATCGCAGCACACAAGTATACCGGTGCACAGGAAATTATGCAAAGGGTGAGATACGCATATGAAAACTGCCCAGATTACATCAAAGCGGGTGTTACAACTTACAACAAAGGCTCATTAGACTTTGAAAATGGTAGTCGTATCGTAAGTGCTACAACAACTGAAAATACAGGTCGTGGTATGAGTATTACATTACTATACCTAGACGAGTTTGCATTCGTTAGACCAAGTATCGCTAGAGAATTCTGGACTGCTATTACTCCAACATTGTCAACTGGTGGTAAAGCAATTATTACAAGTACTCCAAACAGTGATGAAGATCAGTTTGCTTTCATTTGGAAAGGTGCTAACAAAACTGAAGATGAATTTGGCAATACAACTGAGCTAGGTGTAAACGGATTTAGAGCGTATAGAGCATCATGGGATGAACAACCCGGTAGAGATCAAAAGTGGGCTAATGAAATGAAAGCACAACTGGGCGAAGATAGATTCCGACGAGAAATTGGTTGCGAATTTATTATTGCTGACGAGACACTTATTAATCCTAGTACATTGATTGACTTGCAAGGGATAGAACCAATTACAAGAATGGGACAAGTTCGTTGGTATCAGAAACCAGTGAAGGGAAATATCTATACAGTAGCATTAGACCCGAGTATTGGAACAGGTAATGACCCGGCAGCAATACAAATATTTGAAGCAAATTCAGTTACACAAGTTGGTGAATGGAAACACAACAAAACTGATATCCCAACACAGATCAAACTTATTGCACAGATAAACAAATATATTGTAGAATGTACAGGTGAGCCAAATAATCTCTATTATTCAGTAGAGAATAATAGCATAGGAGAAGCGGCATTAGTATCATTAAACGAATATGGGGAAAATAACATTCCAGGAACATTTATCAGTGAACCCGGAAAAAAACGTAAGGGATTTAATACTACACAAAAAAGTAAATTAACTGCTTGTGCTAAGTTTAAAACATTAATAGAAAGCAAGAAATTAACCATAAATAGTCGTAGTCTTGTCAGTGAATTGAAAGCATTTGTAGCACATGCAGGTAGTTATGCTGCTAAGATTGGAGATACAGACGATTTAGTTATGGCCAGCTTATTAAGTGTTAGAATGATTCAAGAACTGGGTTCATATCACTTTGAATTAGATAGTTATGTCAGAGACCACGAAGAATTTCTTGCCCCGTTGCCCTTCTTTGCCGTGCTAAGTTGAGATTAAGATAAATACTCTATTAGAAAACTACCAAATGCCAACAAATACAGAATCATTAAACCGAGAACTGTTTAGATTACTATCTAAATACAAACCAAAACCATTGGATGCTGAAGGTAAATCTACCCCTATTCCCGATGAAGCAGATATTTTCAAGTTTGAATTCACCAAAGACGGGGAAGATTACGGAACTGTTTATGTTACATTAGATGAAGATAGAGTATTAACTGTGTATTTTGGTGATGACGTAGCCGATAGTCCCGACGAAAAAACACCCAAATTAGATTACGATGATACATGGACTGGACTACTACATCAATTAAGTGCTTGGAGAATGACCAAAGGACTTAAGGGATTTGATAC